ACGAGAGAGACTGAAAGCATCACGCAATCCGTTTTCCCATTCCCTAATGGAAATTTCTTCGCCTTTCACTGAACGAACAGTTGCCTGAGGGTTCATGGGAAAGGTTACTAGCGACACTTCCATCAAATCTACTTCTTTGATAATGCGTTTGTTACCACGCTTATCGTATGAAACTTCTTTTGGGTTTACTCTAAAGCCTATTGATAGACCATCCAAAGCTCCCATTTTTAATAATTCGTAGGCTTCTGCTCCTGCTTGTGTTTTAAGAGCCAGTCTACCTTTGACCACAAGACCATGCTCATCTTCTTTGATCTCGTCAAACACACCGATAGGCATATCAGACTTGTGTTGATACAAGAGTTTTACATTTTGTGGTTTTCTTTTCTTTAAGGATTTAGCGAATGCGCCTGCTTCTATAACATCATTGCCTAAATCTTTATTACCAAAAACAGAACCATAGCCTTCAAATGTGCCATAGTTTTTATCTTCATCTTCGTCTTGATAAGCCTTAATGCTTGATTTGATTTCAATAGATTCTTTCTCTACTTCTTTTTCTGAGTTCATCTCATCAACAGTTTCTTCTGTGTCAGGCTTAGATTTGCCAAACTCAATGATATAAGAGTCATCAGTTTCTTCTACTGCTCTTATATGCTTCTCATCATTCTCTATAGAATCTTCTTTATTAGAATCGTACTCATTAGTACAGACGGCTAGGCGTTGATCTGTGTCGGTATACTCACTCGTCATAGTGTCATCTCCCATACATCTTTTTAAAAAGTTCTGCCTGCTTTCATCACTATTAGGTTTTGGAATAGGCATATTCTACATATAGTACAGAAAGGGTTTCATAACTACAAGATATAGTGTAAATAAAATATATAAAATAATATTCCGTTAAGGGTTTGTTTTTTTTACTAATTAGGTAATAATACAATTATAAATTGATTAGGAGATAAAATGAAAAACCTTGAAACTGAAATCGGAAAGAACTGGCAACACATGAGTTATCAAACTTATCGTGCTTTCAAACAAAAATTATTAGACTATTCTGACAAAGAAATTGCTGATATGTATTACAACCTTGAATGGGTTTATGAGTATGCAGGAGAACTTTACTCTTGTTGTGATTGCGAAGAAGATTTTAATTATCATCATAAAAGGATTAAATATATTTACAAACTGCTTGAGTTTATGTACGAGTCTGCCGACAGAGAGCATGAAAAATACTTGAATATACCTATTGAAGTTCATATTCAAGAAGCTGATGACGAAATACTTTTAGCTATGAATGAGTTTAAAGTTAATGACACAACCATGACACAAGACCTTAAAAATCTTGTTTGTGCTGAACTTTCTGCAAGGGGTATATCATGAGAGATTATCAAAGAGATAAAGTTTATGTTTGGGAGCAATCTCAACCATGGTTTACTTGGAATAGCTATCTGACCGAAGAACAAATTCTTGATGCTACAAAAAAACTAGATAGAAATATTTCTTACATGCCTGTTGATGGTCGTTTTTACGAAGAGGTAAAAAACAAAAAAACAAAAATAGTATTCTCAAGCGGAAGGGGTTCAAGTCTAGCTAGTAAGAGAAGAATACTACTTAAAAGAGAATGGGCATTAAATTACAATGTTTTATTTCATGAGTACTCGCATAATCTTGCGCCAACCCATGAGCATCACGGAGAAAATTTTGTCAGCATCTATTGTTGTTTGCTAGTTGCCTATCATCCGCAACGACCAACCTTTAAACAATTAGCTGCAAGTCTCAATGAGCATAATGTAAATTTTAAAGAGTTTGATTATTGGTGGAATAAATTAAAACTATCAAAAAGAATCAAGCCTTTTGCTAAGTGCAGTGAAGAACCTTTGCCAAAACCTATTACGAAAAAAAGAAGATCTGCTAAACAAAAACTCATACAGCTTTGTGAAGAATACGATTGGCTTGAATATGATGACGATTGTGGGTATGAATATTTTAAATGTGAGATTTGGGACACAAGAGTTGATGAGCACAGAGAGGAATGGTTTGATGAGATGACAGATAACTCTGACTCTTGGAAAAGGGCATATCAATATGCTCTACAGTTGGTAGAGAGAGACAAACAATATGGTAAGACATTCTTGGTAGATTAAGTCATATCCCTTTCATCAGCATAGACAATTACACACCTACAATTAATAACATTCTTAGCGCCACCCCTTGAATCTCCAGCAAATCCCATTGAAACTCCACCTACAATAAAATCTTCTGCCATATCAACTGTCTGTCCGTTTGCTGCTGCATGTGTTGATCTTGTTCTTGCGTCATTAGTAGCAACCCACTTCTTTAACATTTTTACACCTAAATCTTTTTCAACAGTAGCATGATATGTGTGATTAGCAAAAGAAGCTGCGCTGTGTGTTTCGGTTCTAGCTATTAGTGCTGCACGACTTCTACTAATCGGTAGAAACTTGTCTGAAACTTGTTTAGCAATTTGTGGCAATGTTAGATTTTCTGCTCTACCTTGTTCTATCAATATACTTATTCTCGTTGCTATTCTTTCTGATATTCCTGTCAGTATTAATTGCCTGCTAGTAAAATATTGATTAACTACAGCTTCAAAGTCTACGCTTCTACCGAATATAAAGGCTTCATCTGCTTTGCGCATCATTTCATATTTATCCTCATTGAGTTTATAAATAGCCTGAAAAGTCCTTTTGTAATGAGCAAGCATCAGCGGAAAAAAATCTTCGTTTAAAGATTGAGCTGCAACAGTAGTCTCATAGATACCGTACTGTTTATAAAGATGCATATGCACATTTACAAACTTTCTGAATAGGGTGTTGACCTTTTTAAAAAATCTTTTTTCTAAATTGTTTCTTAATACTAATTGCCTTCTAACTTCTGCTCTAGAATTAACTCTACCTTGCCTAAAATCATTTAGCCTTTTGGTATTGTTTTTCATTTACTAGATAATGGATGACCTTTGGGAAATAAATCAGTGTCATGTTTGCCACCTCTGAACTTACCTGACGATAAGGCTCTCAAGAAACTATTTACTCTCGCATATGCCCATTGATCAGGCGAGCTTACACTAGGTCTTACGCTTGAAGGGTTAGTTCTGTAAGCTCCGACACCCCTTCTAAAGACCGCTTCAAGCATTCTTAGGTTTGCTCTTTTAGTCTTGCTGTTGCCGTGTTTTTCGTTGTGATCTTCTACTTTTTTCTGTAATGCTTTTTTTACTTTACCTGACAAAGCCTTCTGATCTTCTTTGACTTCTACATGGTCTTGTAAAGCAAACTCTTTATCTTCTTCTGTGATGATTTGTTGGCGCTTTCTTTTTGACCAAGCAAAGCCACTGTCTCCGCCCCAAAGCAACCATGCAATCTTTCCTGCACTTGGATAGCCTTCTTCGCCTTGTCTGAAACCTTGTCCTTGTTTGTCTACTTCATGACGACTAAAAAAACTGTACATTCTTCTAACTGTAGATATAGATAATCTTTCTTTGGCAACCAATTGATTTGCACGAGCAACACCGACTGCAGTACCGCCCCTATTGAACTTTTTTCTAAGCTCAAGCCCTCTCTTAGCTTCTTCTGCCATTTCACTGGTAGGAATCGTATTAATATCTGACAAAGCCTTTTCTTCTTCTAATAAGAAAGCTATTTCCTTATCAGTTTCCTCGTCATCATAATCTTGTAAATCTTCTTCATTGACTGGGTTCTCAGGCTTCTGTACACCCTCGTCAGTAAGTGGGAATAGGTTTGCTGATATGTAGAGGTCATCTGCACCGTCAACTGGTTCTAAGCCAAGCTGTTGCCTTGCTTCATTTCTAGTCATGATGCCTTCTCGCACGGCAGAGGTAACATTCTCGTAAGTTCTTTTTACTCTTTCTGATAGTGCAGGTATAGAATCAATGTCAAACTCTAGTGTCAAGCGATCATCAAACAATGGTATTAACCATTCATTTAAGTCAGATGCCATCTTTCTAAGATGAGGAATAATTGTTTCTTCATACAGGGCAAGCCTTGCTTCTGCTACATTGGCGTAGGTTTGACTATCAGGAACACCTACAAGCTGACTAGGTACACCAAAACAAAGAGCAATATCTGTTGCACTCATATGTTTTAGATTTAAAAAATCCATATCCTTAGGACTAAGACCCATTTCTTTCCAATCAAAGTCTCCCTCTAGCAACAAAGGTCTGCCTGCGTTATTTGCACCAGTAAACCTATTATTCATATCAGTGATAAGTTGCTGTCTTTGTGATTCACTAAGATTAACAGCAAAGCCTTGATCATCTTGTGGCTTAAATACTACAGCACCACTAGGTCTTGCTCCGTTCTGCAAAAGATTTACATTATGTTTGCTTGACATATTGAATTGATCTACTTCAACAGCAGCAGCACTCATCGGACTAAGTCCATAGTAGTCATCTAGAGGGTTCCATAACTTAATATGTTTTAGTTCACTAAATCCGTTTTCTTGGTCTATTAAATAAGTTTGCGCAACTCTACCATTGACCATGTATTCATATTTTTCTGGAATTGGTTTGCCACTACCTTTGATGTTTATGCGGTCTGGTCTTAGTTGATGCAGTTCTTTTGGTGCGCCCATATCAGAGCCAGTCTTAAGAATGTAAGCATTACCACTAAGTAATACATAACCAAAAAGGCTATTAAAAAATTCGCTATACGATTGCAGTGGGTTTGGTCGCATTAGTAAATCAATCAACGGATGTTGCTCAATGATTTGATCACCTGCTTTTATTACAAATGGTACTGCGCTTGCGCCTTTGCTTATCTCGTTGACGCATCTGTAAACAATGGCATTCTTAAGGTAGCCCTCTTTTGCTAGGTCTGCATATTTATAAGTCTTTGCTTCATCAGTGCCAACACCGAAATAACCCATCATGTTTGAATTTTTTTGTTCTACAGGTTGTCTGTTAAACAATCTTTGTAAAAATGTTTGTTCTGCCATTAGCTTATTCTCCAATTTACTTCGCCTTTAGACTTGCTCAATTCAGATAATCCCCAAACTAAAGCATCTAATCTATCAGGGCTTGGTTTAGTTTCTCCTAAATAACTGCACATTTGTGACTCTAATTCAGGAAAATAACCAATGTGATGAACTCGCCTTTGCTCGTACAAAGCTGCAATAGGTTCTGCTCTTATGAGTTTACCTCTTGTAGCTCTTACCGACCTATAAGGAATGTTTAAATCCATTCCTCTTAATAGTCTTTCCACCAAATCGCCACCATTGTTTACTTCTGCTACTATTCTGTCAGCACCCCAATCGTAATAACAATTGATTGCTTTTCTAGCCCACTGATCAGGGCTGTACTTCCCTGTAGCATCTTCTAGTACATAATACTCATTATTATGGTCTTTGCCTACTACCACTATACCAGTTTCGTCTGAATCTTCATTATTAGTTACTGCAGGGTCTATAGCTACAATAATATTTTTAAGCTCTTTTTCGGTATCATCAGGCAATCTTACTTCATCAATAAGCGCACTTGTCCACAATGCGCCCTCTAGGTTCTCAATAATTTCTGCATATAGTTCTTGTCTGCCGAGTGTTGTGCCCTCGTATTTATCTTTAAGCATTGCAAGAGCAGAGTCTGCTAAATTGGCTTCATTCTCAAAAGTGCTTCCTGAAGTTATTATCACATCTTCTCTTGCTGCTAAATCTTTAATGATCTTTGTCGGTTTTGGTGTTGTAGTAATGAGACATTGTGGATTATCACCTAAACGCAAGCCAAACATTAATTGATCAAATGCTTCAGGATAGCGCCAAGCTGCAACTTCATCGCACCAAGCTCTATGAAATTGTGGACCACGAAGCCTTTCAGGTTCTGATGCTGCATAACCGACAATTTTTGAGCCATTGAATAAACGCACTTCACTAAGACTTGATGAATAACCTTTTCTTTCTTTTGAATCTGAAAAACATTCTTTAGGTAGTATAGATATCAAACCACTTGGACCGCCAAAACATACACGCCTTAAATCTCCAGCAGTTGGGGCTACAACAGCACATATACTGTTTGGGTTTCTTAATGCGTATAAAGCAATGTCTTGAGCGCCAGTCCTTGTCTTGCCCCAACCCCTACCTGCAAGTATCAACCATATGTAATGATCTGTTTGAGGTTGTAGTTGTTTTTCTCTTGCTGTTTCTAGCCAATCAGTGCGTAGTTCTATCGCTTTGGCTTCTGCTTGATTCAACTGTGTCAAGCAATTCCATAGCTCGTCTGAAGCTGTCGTTTTCTTTAATGTTTGCATCTATATTCTCAGTTGATTCTCCAAGTGCCAGTTTTGCTAATCTTTGTGCTGCCAACGCAGCGTTTGCTAATGAGTTTACTTGCGATGGTGGCAATCCTTTTTTGCCCTCAGTAATTGCGTTGCTATTGTTTCTGATGATAGCACCGACAGTAGAATATAATGCTTTGGCAAGATTAATGCTTTGACTGTCCATTTTTTTACCTTCTGCTGTCAAATTTTTTGTCCGTTCTTCGTCTAGTTTTGCTAAATATTCTTGATTAAATTGTTCTCTTTGCAGCTTCCAATTTTCTTTTTGTGAGACACGATACATTGTAGATTTTGCAACTTTATGTTTTTTGATTAATTCATCAAGAGTGTAAAGCACTCTTTTGCCTTCCTCATCCTCATAACCCTGCACAAACTCTGTCCTAATCTTTAGTTTCAGATTATCTGTAAGTTTTACATTCTTGGTTTTTTTATTCATATATTCTTATATATTCTCACGGATTGTATTCCATTTTGTCTTATCTTCATAGAGATTGCAAAACAAATATAATAAATATTCCGTTAAGGGGTTTCTATTTTTCAGTAAGTGGGGAATAATCAAGTCAATTAACTAAACGCTCACAGAGCAGGTAAAATGAAAGAAGAAAATAAAATTCAAGTAATACTAATTGACCCTTACGACCAAAGCCTATCTTACATTGATATTGGTGAATCTAATTTAGATGATTATTACAAAGCAATGCAATGCAGTTGCTTTGATATAGTTTCTCTTGGTGGTGGTGTCATTATGTATGTAGATGATGAAGGTCTACTTAAAGACAATAGATACTTTAAGCTAGGTGTAATCTATGCAGGAAGATCAATACTTGCCAATGAAACAGATGATGGTGGTACTACTAACTGTAGTTTAACCATAGAAGAAGTTAAGGAAAAACTTGTGTGGTTGCCTGATGATCATAGAGAAGAACCCTTTATGAAGTTTATACCTCTTAATTAGATTCTACATGGGGCTAAATGCACCCATAGTGTTGACAGGCACTAAAAAAACCGATGGTTATGTTGCTGTTGAAGGAGTTGGTAATTACTTCGGAACTAAAAAATTACCATTTAAATTTAAAAACAAGGAAATATATGTCAATAGAATGTCTAAACCAAGCGATCAAAATTAATGGTCTCACTCCTACTAAAAAATTAGTTTTGATTATATTAGCCAATTATGCAGACGAAAAAGGAACTTGCTACCCATCTTACAGCCACATAGCTAAAACTATTGGTCTAAATGATACAAAAAATATTAAAAGGATTATCAGTGAACTAGAACAAAAAGGTCATTTACGCATACAAAATAGAAAAAAAGATGATGGTGGCTTTACCTCTAACCTATACATAATGACTATGGGTAGGGGTGTAGAGACCCATGGGGGTGAGGGTGTACAAACCCCTAAGGAAGGGGTGGCTAAACCCCCTAATACTAAAGAGAATACAAAAGAAGATACATACAGTGACTCATTCAATGAGTTTTGGAAAGAATATCCAAGAAAGATTGGAAAATATCAAGCTAGTGTGAGTTTTGGTAAGTTTGATGATAAACATTACTCAAAAATAATATATGCAACAAAGGTTTTTGCACAAGAAAACATTAGTACTGAGGAAAGATTCATACCACATGCAACAACTTGGTTAAATCAACAGAGGTATCAAGATTACTTAAACAAAAAATTGAAGGATAATAACCTTAATAACTTAGCAGGATAATAATATGAACATAGATAAAACATTAATTGAAAACAATATCAACCTTAAACATCAACAAGAAGGTAATCAAAAGGTCAAGTGTCCGCAGTGTCAACCGCCCCATAATCCTAGAGACAACCCCCTATCAGTTACAATAACTAATGATAGTGTGATGTGGAAATGCCATCATTGCGAGTGGACTGGTGGCAAAAGCACAGGTTCAATTTATAAACCTTATAAAAAAACTACATATACTCAACCTGAACCGCCAAAAACTAATAAAGCAGCAACAAATACCTTTTATGACTATATGAAAGAAAGAGGTATAAGTAAGTCAACTTGCGATAAATATAATGTTGTGCAAGAAAACGAGTGGTGTGCTTTTCAGTACTTTGATGAAAATGGACAACTAACCAATATCAAATATCGTACAAGAGACAAAAAATTTAGGCAGTCTGCAAATGCCAAATCAATTCTTTATAATTACGACAAAATATGTAATGAAAAAACAGTGATATTTACTGAAGGAGAATTTGATGTGCTGGCACTAGCTGAAGTTGGGTTTGACTGCGGTACAACTTTACCAAATGGTGCGCCAAAAGAAGCAAAGTATGATAAAGATGATGCAAGATTCAAAGCGTTAGAAAATTGCAAATTAGTAGCTAACAAAATTATTTTATTTACTGATCAAGATTCAAGCGGTAAGGCTTTGCATAAAGAACTTCTGCATAGGTTTGGTAAAGATATATGTTGGTATGTAACCGTTCCTGATAATTGTAAAGATGCCAATGATGTTCTTATTAAACACGGCGCTATGAAACTTCGTGAAATAATAGAAAAGGCTACACCATATCCAATTGAAGGTTTATACACTGCTGACGATTATTCCTCACAAATAAATGATTTGTATGAAGGTAATTACGAAAAGCCTACAGAGATTGGCATGGATGGTTTAGATGAGATATATAAAATAATGACTGGTACTTTTCATGTTATTACAGGCATACCTAATCACGGTAAGTCTGTTTTTACTGATCAAATATTAATAAATTTAGCAAAGGCTCATGGTTGGTCATTCGCTATGTTTTCACCTGAACACTCAACCTCAATGCATATTAGAAGGATGGTGCAGATGTATTTGCAAAAACCATTTGATGAAGGTTTTAAAAACAGAATGACAAAAGCTGAGCTTAACGAGGGTTTAGAGTTTATACACAAACACTTTTATTTTATAGAAACAAAAGATGCTATTCCTTCAATAGAACTTATTTTATCAATCGCTAAATCAGCAATATATAAACACGGCATTAATGGTATTGTGATTGATCCTTTTAACGAGGTATCTGCGATCAGAAGCGGTAATCAAAGAGAGGATGAACATATCAGAGACTTCATATCTTTATGTAAAAGATTTACAAGAATATATGAAATAGTATGTTGGGTTATTGCGCATCCCACAAAGCTACCAAAAACAAACGACGGCTCTTACCTTCCGCCTACAGCATATGATATTAGTGGTGCTGCACATTGGCACAATCAAGCTGACGCAGTGCTTACTGTACATAGGGATTTTGAGCAAAACTCAACTAATGTAATAACTAGAAAAATCAGAGAACAAGATTTATATGGAAAAATAGGCGAAGCAAAATTTCAATATAGTACTGAAAAAAGATGTTTTGTTAAATATGTTGCTCCATACGATGAAGATGATTGGTATGCATCTAATTTAAACTAATAAATTTTACTAAATCAGAAGCAAGAATGTCAGATTCTTGTTCAGTCATAAGACTGTAATACTCAATATGTTTTGTTAATTGAGGTTCTTTAATAATATTTTCTATTTTAGTTTTTCTTGATTTAAGAAACTTTTCATTTTGATTGTCATTTCTGTCAATGTGTCTTTGATGCAAAGTTTTATCGTCTGCTTGTAATATAATTATTCTTGTATCGTGTGTATGAATCAAATTCAGTAGATTGTTTTTTGTAAATAATCTATCACCTTCAAACATAAGATGTTTATGTTTTTTAGCTACATATTTATCAAAATGATTTTGTACAGCCATTGAAAGTTTGTCAGTGCCTGCAAAAATCTCATTGTCTTTATAAACACCCAATATCGCTATATCATTTATAAGCATACCTCTGACCAATCCAAAAGCTAATTCATGTTTTGGTTTCAACAATCTAATAATCTTTCTCATAAGAGTTGTTTTACCAGTCGCAGGGACACCGCCTACAGCAACACATTTCATATTGTTTTATACTCAAATGTGCCAGTTTCTAAAAACAATGGGTACAAGTTGTCTCTAATCTCTTTGCTCTTATGTAATTTTTTTTCAAGCGTTTCTTCTCTAGCATCCCAAAAAACTTGCCAATCCACCCCATCCCAACCATCTTGCTCAACTTTTTTTATCTCTTGTGCTTGCCTGTCTAGATAATAACCTAGATATCTGCCCCTGCTTTTCCTAAATATTTTTTTAAAACTACAAAGCAATGTCTCCATTTCGTATAAATCCATATGACTACCATGTTTATTTTTTAATTCTTGCTGCAAATTCATAGCTTCGTAATTAAGATACTCAATACAAGATTTATGTAGTTTTTTATCTATCCATTCGTCTTTCCCTAATGCAAAACACAAACCATTTCTATGCGATCTACTCCCACTATAATCATCTAGTTTTAAATCATTTGGCAAAAGATTGACACCAACGCAATCCTTCAATGTTTGCATGTAGTACCATGTTGAATATCTACCAAATTTATACATATTTTTGCTAATAGTGTCCCATGCAAATTTAAATGAATTTTTTTCTACTATGTTATTGAACCTATGTCTCTGAGTTTTTTCAGGGTTATTGTAATTCACCCATTTTTTATAGCTTTCAAATTGTTGCGGTAAATAACCTTTGTTATATTTTGTGTCAGTCTGATACCTTAGTTTTTTATAATTAGAATCATTCCACCACTGCAATCTATCTTGATCTACTAATTCATAGTCAGGAAACTCATTCCAAATCACCCATGCAGCTGGTAAATGATAAGTAGTACCATATATCCATGCTATCCAATACTTCTGTTCTATATTATGCTCGTATCTATCAAAAAGGTAATTTAATAACCACAATGCAGGGTCAACATCTTTGTATCTAATAGACCAGTCGCACCAATATAAAAAAGCATCTTTTCTGTTTTCTAGTTTTCTGTAATCAATCATATAAATGTTTTCTTAACCAAAAATCACCGACTGTTTGTATAGCTTGATAAGTCTCAATTAGTTTGTTTTGTGATAAAGATAAATTTTCAATGTCTTCTTTTTTTAATTTAGCGCAAACTTTAAAATCAGGCATAACTAGACTTGGATTATTAATAGCTTGTTTCCGCAACTCTATTTGTTCTTTGGCAGAACTTAGTAAAGGTTGATCTGAACGCAGGCTTCCTGATTTATCTACCGACCAAAAGACTAAGCCATTTTTCATATGGAAACCTATAGAGTCAGGAGTACATGATAACTTGATTCTTTGCATGCCCTTATTTGACCAATGTGCTACAAAATTATTCCACACCTTAGAGCCATAGCCTTTTCTTTCATGCCCTTGAACTGTAACTATTTCATATAAGTTTATATAGTTTGTTCTTTTGCTATGTGTGGCAAATATAACCGCTACATACTCATTGTTTTCTACTAGTGCGAATGGGGGATTGCTGTCATAGTTTTTGAACCTTTTCCATAAACTATGGCTAGCTTTTAAAAATTTGGTGTTTTTGCCATCAGGTGAATTTTCTATTATTTCCTCTATGTCAAATTCTTGTAGAAACTTCATTGCAAATCACCAAGACAATCACGAACTAATGCATCATCTAATAAACCATCATGTATTGAATAATCTTTACAGCTTTCAGTTTTATTCACATTATTTATATTAGACCTTTTCATAATATCTTTAGTGCTTGTTATTACATAATGATTTTTATGTTTAGCCCAATACAATGGTCTTTGCTCATTTCTAAAAAAATGAAGTTTGTTTTCATTTACCATATCTAGGACTATTACTGCCATTGAGCCTTCTATGTTTATAGGGTGTATTTTTTTTTGCCAATGCCTGAGAACTATTTCAGAGTCATTTTTAGTACAAAACTGCATATCATATGTATTTGCCCATGTCGCAGGATCAGATTGTGTAATCACGCCATTGTGCACGATGGCTAGGTTTTTGTCTGTGATTGGCTGATTGTACTGAAGGTCAGATGTGCTATATCTGCAATGAGCTATAAGCATATTAGTTTTTATATTAGGTATATCATATTGATCTGCTGAGCTTGTGAATATGTCATATTCCAATTTACCTTTATTATTCCAAGCAATACCTGTAGCATGTTTTCCTCTTATCATTGATTGATTAAGGAGATTTTTTAATAAGATATTGTCTATACCATTATCATTGTACAGACCTAATACAGCGCACATTAATTCAAAGTCTCACCAGTCTGTCTATTTTTAGCTCTTTTTAATTCACCTTCGGCATCTAGACATTTGTGCATATTTTTTCGGTAGTAACAAACTATACTAATTCTTTCATATGCTAATTTAGCTTTGATTTCTGTGTTTGCGTGATATTCGTGCACATTAAAAAAACAAACATCGCCACTGCGAACATCAAAAGCAACTCTATATTTAGGCATCACAGTGTATGCTCCTTCATATTTACCTGCTTCAAGAACAGCTAAATTACCTAGACCTTCTTCATAATCATTAGCGTCTACATGTAATGCAGTTCTGAAATTTTTATTAACAGTGACGGTAGTGAATGAAGTATCACCAATTATAAAATCTTTGTTTGTTTTTTCTGCCATTGCCTTTTGCTTTTTGTATCTATCAGGAACAGCTTCTTTAAATAATTTATCAATATAATTTATGTATGGATAAGCATCTGCAAACATCTTAAAATTTTTTTCATACCATGCTGTTTGTCTACAATATGGAAATCTCGCAGTTCTATCAAAATATCCAACTATGCCTGAGTTGACTGTATTTGCCCTTCGTGTATTACTTAAAGTTCCATCGCTTTTGATTGCTCTTACACCTAATTTACCTTTTTCGCCTATGTTAAAATCAGACATTGTTTGTTCTGATATCAAGCCACCTGCTGCCCCTCTGTTATTTGTTGGTGTTGCAGCATGTCGCAAAGATTTGTATGCGTTTTTACAAAGTTCAGTAGGTATTTTATTTTTTCTAAAAAAGAATAATGGCTCCCCATTAACATCATATGCATCACAATCTTCTGATATAACCATGTCATAATCTTTATCAGTAAGAAACTCACCCTCTCTAGCTTTTATTTCATCATCGGTGTAAAAAGGTTTTAATCTATAAGTTTTCATTGTTATAGGCTATTTGTACAGCTTGAAACACAGCATCAGTTAAGTTTTCTTTTTTCCATCTTTCACGCAAAGACATAATCATCTCTTGAAAATATGGCTCACTCTCTTGGTTTAAAAACAAATTAACCATGCGCACATTACTTGCTTGTATGTCTGTAAGTTCTTCAAAATCTGAATCACTAACAATCTCCTCAGGTTCTTCAAAATCAAGAAGATCAGATGTCAGTTTAGCAATCTCGTCAAATTGAAAACCAGTTAGTTCCAAATCAAAGTCAGTTTCAGATAATGCTTGTAATTCTTTTGACAATAGACTTTTATCCCATTCAGAGAAATCTTGAGCTTTATTGTCCATAATGCGAAACGCTTTTTTCTGTTCTTCACTTAAATCTTTTGCTATATGAACAGGGACTTCAGACATATTCAAAAACTTAGCAGCTTTAAGCCTTGTATGACCTGCAAGAATGATCATATCTTCGTCAACAACTATTGGCACTTTCCAACCATAACTCCTAATGCTTTCAACCACTTTGTCTACTGATCGTTTATTGTCTCTAGGATTCATCTCATATTCTTTTAATGAATCTGTAGGTGTCATATTTACTTCATAACTCATCTGGGTCTCCTAAATAAAAATCATTCGGTTCAACTTCTTTATGTGTGCAAAAATATATATTTAACATATCTCGCTTTCTAGGAATTCTAGTTCCAAGAATCCATTTTGCAAGTGTGCCTTGTGGAATTTGATGTCCAGTTTTTTCTTTTACGCTTTGTATAAATTTATTCTGCGTAAGATTGTTGTTGTTTAAATATGTTTTTAAGTGCATAATTCTTTATTCCTAAATGGAATTATAATATAATATTTAATTGAATGCGAATAAATTGAGGTAATAAAATGACAGAATATCTACCATTCCTAATAACCAAAGAAGAAGCTACTGTAATAAGTAAATGTATAGTCTACTTTGATAATGAAACATTAATCATGGATTCTACATTGAATCTAAAAGCACACAAAAAAGCAGGCAATCAATATGAAATTGATGGTTTCAAAGCTCTTATTAAAAAACTTAAAGAAGAAGATAAAGTTGCACAAAAATTATCTAAAAGGCTTTATCTGTATTTATATGGTGACGAAAATGAAGAATAATCCATTTGCAGTTCATGGCATAGAACACCTATCAGCAAGCGCTATTAATCAATTCATAACCAATCCTGCTTCTTGGATTCTTAAAGTTAGTGGTCATAGAAATATGCCTAATCCAGCAATGTGGCGTGGCACTGTTATAGATGATGCTATATGCAAATCTTTTGAAAATGATTTGTCTATAGAAAAGAAATTACAAAGATCAATTTCTAATTCAGAGTATGATTTTGATTCTTTATACGAATACCATAATGCAACTTATGATTATGAAATAGATGCTGTAGAAAAAGAAAAGAATAATTTACAAAGATATTTAGAAGTTGCTATACCGTTTTATGCAAAACTTGGTAAACCCCAAGAATGCCAAAAAAGAATTGAAGTAGAATTTGAAGATATACCTGTACCAATCATTGGGTATATTGATCTTCAATACGAAGGTATCACTAGAGATATAAAGACCACTGGTCGGCTTATGTCTAAAATACCGTCAACAATCTGTCGTCAGCTTAGTCTTTATGCCTTTGCAGAGGATAGTATTCCGTATGCTGATTTCATACATGTAACTAAGACGAAAGCCGAAGTTGTATCAATTGAAATAACAGATATTGAAAAAAGAGTGAATGAATTAAAGAAAGCTGCATTCTCAATGATGAATGTACTTTCATATTCAGATGATATAAACCAAGTAGCAAGTTTGTTCTACCCTGACTTTGACGATTGGCGTTGGCAAAATTCAGTAGATCAAGATGCTGCAAAAAAACTATGGAGAATAAAATGAGTGATAAATTAATTGATGCAATAAATGAGATAGCAAATCTTCCAAACGAAGATAAGCAGAACATTAAAGGTAAATTCTATACAACCGTTGATAGGCGTTTGCAGACTTTTAGAAAACATTTTGGCAGTAATGCTAATGTGCAGACTAAAATAATTCACAATGATCTTGAAAGAGTGGTTGTACAAGCTACTGTGAAGCTGTATATAGACGGCTCTTGGCGTGAGATAGGCAATGACTATGCTGAGGAATTTAGAAGCGTAGGAATGGTCAATAAAACTTCTGCGCTAGAAAACTGTTGTACCAGTGCTATTGGTCGTGCTTTGGCGTCTTGTGGTCTTGGCGGTGGTGAATATGCTAGTGGGTTTGAGGTAGACAATGCCATAAACAACAAACAGCCTGCGCCTGATCTTAAAAAATCATTTGTTATAAAAAACAGCGAAGGTCATGCGGTAACAGCATTTATTGATGTTGACAGCTATTTAGATGGTTTGCGAAAAGTGTTAAGCAATCCTGAAGATCAAGAATGCATAGATACTTTTAAGGCTAATTCTAGTGATATAGAAAGAATCTATACTAATTTATCTGAGAAGGATAAAAACATTGGTGCATTTGAAAAAATGATTGATGTTTACACTAAAAAAGTATTATGAAAAAACTTACATTAAATGATTGCGTGTACTTATGTATGCGCAATGGTGAGTGGTGGACTTTTTGGAAGTTGCAACAAAAAATTAAAGATAAGACAGGAACTTTCTATGGTGAGCCGTCAATCAGCGCTGCCATTAGAGATTTACGCAAAGAACCTCAAAGAGAAAAGTATAAACTTACTAAATACGGAGAGGTTGTTGAGAAAAGAAAAATGTTTAACAGTAAAGGCTTTGAATATAAATTAATAGGAGAAAATAATGAGCGATAAACAATATGATGATGAGAAAAAAGGATATTTGTGGCATGAAAATGATTCTACAATAGAACGCAAAGGCAGTTTTGTAATCAATGGCGAGAAAAAATATGGCGCTATTGTAAAAAGTTTTAATGCACAAGGTGAACCCAAGTATGAGTTTATGATGTCTACAGGTTTATTGCATTTAAACGCAGAAAAACAAAGCGAAAAAACTCCTGACATGGGCGGTAAAGTAACTATTGATCAAGTTGTATATAAACTTGGCTGCTGGGCAAAAGAAAGTAATAGTGGCACACCTTTCACAAGCATTGGTTTTCAAGAAGTTAAAGAAGATCAAAACAAAAATGATCAATCCGTAGATTACAGCAAAAAAATACCTTTTTAAAATGAATGATAAAGAAATGTTACAACTCATAATGAGTTTATGTGAATTAAGCGAAGAAAAACGCAAAGAAATATGCATTCTTTTAATGTCAACAACTTTGCTAGACGCTGGGCATATTGAACAAACAGCAGGGTATATGGTAGGTTTGTCAGATCAAGAAAGAAATTAAAAATGTCAGTTAATATATATAATGGTGTAGTAGTAAAAATAACATCAGAAACAAATGATATGCTTGTTACTATAAAAAAAGCGACTGGCATATCTAAATACAAAATTATTAATTATGCAGTTGCAGAATATTTCTACAATCATAAAAAAATAATAGAGCAAGTTAGCGAATTGCAAAAAAAATCTGAGATAGTAGAAACAATATTAAAAAAATAAATTGCCACAAAAAACTTTTAAAGATAAAAAACACCTTGAATGGATTAGGACTTTGCCATGTCTTTTATGTAAAGCTGGTTTCTACTCGCATTCAAATGAAGTACAAGCACATCATTTATTAAAACCATATGACGGTGTGCGAGGAATGTCTTTGAAGGCTAATGATCGTAATGCAATACCACTTTGTTATCATCATCATGCGCTGTTGCATACCAAGTATGGTGATGAATACAAATTTTTTGCTAGCTTCGGATTGCCTGAAAAATTTGGTCAAGAGTGGGCAAAAAAACTTTGGGAAAAAAGACCTGATGCAGTAGAAGATAATAATTTACCCTTCTAAAATAAATATAAAAATATTCCGTTAAGGGGTTGCTTTTTTTAGTAATTGTTGAATAATTACATCATATTAATTAAACAGGAGATAAAATGATAAAACCAATTAATAAAAATGACCCAACCCTAAGAGCTATAGCTGATAAGTATTCAGGTGGAAACCTTGACATACTTGCTGATGCAGGCTACCAAGAAGATGATGTTGTTATGACTTTTAAGCAAGCAATGAAAACTTTTGGTGTAGCAGGGCAAATGCTTAAAGGGTTGTCAGGCAAGCATACTAATCTTTGTTACTACAAAAAAGAGATTGACAAAGAAACTGGCGAGCCAGTTATCAAACCTTGCTATTTTTCTGTCTATTCTTTGAATGACATTAAAAAAGTTATTGAAACCAATAAGGCTGCTTAATGCAGCCTTTTTTTATAGGGAAATAAAATGAATAAAGTCTATGATGTATACCAGTTCTTCTTTCATATCGGCAGGTATGGAGATCATAAAAAAATAGCAACTTACAATAACGAAACAGATGCCAAACGAAGAGTAGATCAGATATGGTCTACTGGTCAAACTGCTTCTATCAAACCTAGAGAGGTATAAAATGAATAAAGATCAACTTATGGAACTTGAATCATGTATTGATGAAATTGATATGTGGGAATTATGCAAGTCATATAACAATGTTTTAAGTGACATTAAAAAATACAGGATTGCTAATCCGCATTTTGGTCAGACCCCAAGTTCACTTTTGATACAATATTTAGTATTTAAAAATTCTGAACTTAGTGATGATTATTACAAATCTAAATTAGGAGTCTAATATGTCAATCAATGATGAATTTAAAGATATGTCACCCTTAGAACGCAGGGTGGCAAAACTATCAATTAAATATCAAACAGATTTAATGGATATGAAAATAAGTGAAGTACAAAACCTTATAAGCGAATCTGACTGGTATGAATTAGAGCAGTTTATGAAGAACGGCTGTAAAGATAGGGTGTTGCATTAATGGACACATTTATAAATATAGTAGTAGGATTATTAGCACTTTATGGGGCTTGTGCCTTATTTTTAGTAATGGTTATATGGATAAAAGGTAAACTATGAAAGATACCAACACAAAAAAATGTGTAGATTATTTAGGTCAATGTGGTGGTGATGTAGAATATTATGAATACT